AACCTTTTTAAAGATTTGAATTGTTGTAACCTATTATGAGTAGAAACATTATAATGAGGGAATCCCTTTTCACGATGATATTTGAAAATTATCTCTAATGCAGAATCTACATCTTCGATACTAAATATATCTTGGGTAACCCTATGATATTCTAAATCTAACTCATTATGTTCAATGAACTTACCAAATGATTTGTAATTTATCATTATCCCATGTTTTCTACATACTTCTTATGAAGTAATTTCTTCGTTTCCAACTGTCCACTTGCAGATTGCTTTGTTGCAATTACACCATCTGGTGAATTACCATCATATACTTCAATATATCCTGTATTGGTATTCATCTTACATGGAAATGTAATTCCATCAGGTCCAAATCTGTTTTTCATTATGTGGGCTCTTGCAGTATCATTCAATTTATCTTTTGATTTTCTACTCCAACTCATAATGAAATCTGCATTCATTACTTTAGCATATGAATCAGCAATCTTATCTGCTTCAATAACTTCCGAATCAATAGCGGAACGATTAGTTTGAGATGCTGTCCATATTGGGATTTCTAATTGCCCACCCATACCACGAAGGTCAATGTAAACACCACCTTGTTCAGCATAAGTTGAATCATGTTTATTTGAATCCGATAATAGTAAATCAGCATAATCTACAATGATTAAATCTGGTTTATTATCTGAAATCATCATTTTCTCAATATGTTGATTTAACTTTTTAACAGAAACTCCTTTTGGTGGAAAATACTTAATAAGTAATTTACCTTGTAGAGATTCTATTTTAGTTTTAACATCATCTTTTCTTTCTTTTAAATCAGTTGAGGGGATTTGTGTGAATACGGTATCATATCTAGCTCCTACATAGTGTTCTGATAACTCCATAGAGTAATGAACCACACTCAGTCCTCTTCTAACGGCATCTGCACCTAATGCGGTAAGAATCCATGTTTTACCTACACCCGATGGTGCAACCACAACTCCAAGTTCACCTGGTCCTAATCCTCCATCCATTAAATCATTAATAGGTTGCCAATTAGTTGGAACAGTAGTACGTTTTAGTTCATTTGCTCTTTCATCAAAATCTATCTTATAATCATGTCCTAAATCAGTTTCAGTACCAACTTTCATTGCACTATCTACTAAATCCTTTATTTTATCATATTGACCAGCTTGAAGTAAATCAACTGATTGTAATATAACTCCTTTAAGATTTTGATTTTTACAGAAATCTGTAAATTCATTCTTAATGTATTCTAAATCAACATTACCAACTTGTGTGAAAACGTGTCTTAGTTGATCTATAACTGTTTTCTTTAAGATTGGGTTATCTACCTTGGATAACTGAGATTTAAATACATCTAATGTTGGTGGTTGTCTATATCCGTCATGATATTCTAAAATTTCACTAACAATCCACTTACTTGCATCGTTTTCGAAAAACTTAGGTGTGGTTATTTCAGATATAGTATCTAAAAATTTACCATCAACAAGAAGAGCTGAGAGAACCTTTGACTGAAAGGATTGTCCATATTTTGATAATGTATCTACTTGTTCTTGCATTTAAGTGTTTTAGTAATTTGAATACAAATATACGAAATATATTTGTAATAACCTAATATTTTTTAAAATAATTTATGGATGATATCCGGTAGCCATGAATGAGCGGTTTTATCTCAATCTTCAATCACCCAATAAATTAATCTGTAATGATGTTACCAAATGTGGTTTTTAACCAATCATTGATATCACCGAAGTTTCCTATAACCTTGTACTTAAGGAGGATTTTCATAAAATCTAGTTTGTTTAGAGAGGGAACTGGTTCGTTAAATCTATCTAAAGTATTCATTTTAATAGTACCACTAATATCAACATCATCTAGTTGCATTAGTTCTCTATTTAATAAAATTTGGTTTTTAGAACCAAGAATATCCTTATATATTTTTATCTTACCCTTTGTCTCATCATATTTAGTTTCACAAAGTTGTAATAAATCATCTACTGATAACTTCTCTTCTTGTCCAATTTCAGGGAATCTCTTCAATACTGTTTTGATTCCACATCCATATACACCAGGAATGTTATCTGATTTATCTCCATCCAATACTCTATATAGTAAAAGGTTCTTTGATTCAATACCAAATTCTTCTTTTACCATTTTTTTATTATACATTTTCTTTTTGGTAGGTGACCAAACGATAGTTGTATCATCAATCAGTTGAAGGAAATCCTTATCTGTTGACATAATTACCGCTTGTTCATCTTCCTTGAGAAGTGTGGTAGAGATATAAGCCATTATATCATCTGCTTCTACCCCATCGTAAATCATAGTTGTTAGTGGTAACCCATCCAACATTTCATTTAACCAAACGAATTGTCTTTTCATAGATTCTCGTTCATCCTCATCGTTCATCATACCTTTATAAGCACGATTTACTCTAAGTTTGTTAGAATCTCGTTGAGCTTTGTACCCACTAAACTTTTTCTTACGTGATGTTGAACCACCCTTACCATCGAAAACTACAACAACACGAGTCGGTTGCGTTTGTCTTATTGCGTAACCTATTGATTTTAATACACCGGTAGCACCACCCACGTGGTCTCCATCATCGTTCATAGTTGGTATTGATGACCAACATCTGATAAATGTGTTTAACCCATCTATGATAAGTACACGAGAGTTCTTGTGTTTATTTTCATTAGTGGTTCTATCGATTTCAACCGATTCTAAAATGTTTTTGTATAGTTTCTTCATTTATATAACTTCTTTTATTGGTGGAAAGTATTTTTCTAATGCTCCCAGCCTATCATCTGCATCTACTAACATAATGAGAGCTTCTTCTGCATTTTTGTAGAAATCTGCAGTAGAATGGTCTCCGATACCGACCGCTCTATTATCTAGTAATTCGAGAGATAAAAGTGCTTTAGCCTTATCGGCTTCAGCACTCTTTCTCAACATTGTAACTAATTTACTCATATTGATTTTTGTTTTTATTCATTCATACCAGCACCATGTGTATCTATTTCCATAGAGTCGATATCAAGAGTATCACCTTTATATTGTAAGATGGTTTCTTCACAAATCTTTTTATAAATTTGTTCTCTTAATTCTTCTTTATCTGCCATCATAAGGATAAAGTCTTTAGATTGGAATTTTATTTCCTCTCCACTTTCTGTATCAACATATGTGTACCATGCTCCTGATTGTTTTACTAAGCTATTTTCTTTCATAACTTTTAACCACGATCCGTAGTTATCTATTCCTCTGTCAAAGAAGATTTCAAAATCAGCCGCCCTTAGAGGTGGTCCCATTCTGTTTTTTACTACTTGACAACGAACTTTCATTCCAACTGTCCTTTCTTGACCACCTTGTTTCATCTTGATTTGCCCCATATTCTTTAACCTTAATCTTACAGAAGCGTGAAAAGCAAGAGCTTTACCACCACTTGTAGTCCAAGGGTCTCCGAACATAGCGTTCATCTTTTGTCTAAGTTGGTTTGTGAACACCAATGAGATTTTCTGTCTACCAATCATATTGGTAATCTTTCTCATTGCTTTAGATATAATAATTGCTTTATCTGTAGCATATCCATCTTTTTTGTAATCAGAAGCCAACTCATTCGTTGTTGAAGCTGCTGCTACTGAATCTACTACAATAGTAACTAATTTATCCTTTGAGGTTTCCCTCACCTTCTCAATGATAGTTTCTGTGAAATCAAAGATTTGTTCAACCGAATCAGCAGATACATAAAGTAATTTAGAAACGTCTACACCGATTGCTTCTAAAAAATCTCTACTTACTGCAGTTTCTGTATCAATAAGAACAGCAACACCACCTTGCTTTTGTGTTTCCGCAAGGAGGTGGGCTGATACTAATGATTTTCCTGATTGTTCTAATCCTGTTATTTCAGTTATTCTACCAACAGGTAATCCACCATAAGGACGATTTGAAATTGCCACATCTAACATAGCACATCCAGTCGATATCCACCCATCTACATTTGTAGGAGCTTCATCTTCATTAAGGAAGAATGCTACTTTTTGGTCTTTGGATTGTTTGTTCAGTTCACCCGCTAGGATGTCTGCAAGATCCAGTTCTTTTGCTTTCTTTTTCGCCATTAAATTGGTTTTTATTTGTTAAACAAGTCATCAAATGCAGCTGCAACTTCATCAGTTTTCTGAGGTGCGTTTATTTCTGCTTTTGGTTCAGTTGGTTGTGTTGTAGGAGCTGATGGTTGTGATAATCCAGCTGAAGCAGGTTTTGTTTCACCTTCTGCATTTGGATTTAACCATCCTTCTAATACTGATTTTAATTCATCATAAGATAATTCTGAATATAAGTCAGTAATTTCAGTTTGTCCTTCCAATAAACCTTGAACTTTTGATTCATCTGCCGTGATTGGAGATGTACTTGGTTTAACTCTAATAGTAGTAGTTGGATAACTCGTACCAGCTTCATCAGCTGATTTATATTCGATTGTTAAATCTCTACCACTTAGTGGATCGGTGATATCACCATAATCTGGGTCAGCAATGTATCCAAGAATTTCTTGATATACGGTTTTACCAAATCCCCAAAAACGGATTCCTTCACCTTCTTCACCTCTTACAATAACAGGTACAAAAGTACGAAGTTTTGGCTCCATAGCTTTCGCTGCTTTCCAATCTTCTTTGTCACCCATTCTTTTTAGTTTATCCGCAAACTCTACAATAGGGTCTGGTCTACCAAATGATTGTGGTGATAAATAAGTTTTGTTGTTAATGTTATAGTGAAAATACAATTCGATAAATGGATTATCCTTGTCGAATTGGTAAGGAGCGATTCTGACTGTATGTTTACCAGGTGTTGGTTTCCATAGGTTATCAGATTTCCTTTGCGTGTTTTGTAGTTTGTTCAGTCTACCTCTGATTGCGTTAATGTCTAAAGCCATCTTTTTAAATTTAATTGTTAATTATTAATTGTTTTAAGTTTAAGTTTTGAGTGCTAAACTAGTAACACTCGGTGTACGTATAAATATAAGATTTACCGATTTTCTTATATCTTTTTTATTAAAGTTATTAACATTACATCGTAAATTACGAGGTTCTCACCTCTCAATCATTTACTACGTAAAGATACGAAAAGTATTTGTAATAACCTAATTTTATTTCATTTATTTTGCCCACTTACCAGAAGAAACTAATTGTGCAATTATACCATAAACTGATAAATCTTGAAACGTATCTTCACATGATTCTCCGATGTTATCTTGTTTACCTAAAACTACTAATTG